GTAGAACTTCTTTATTGTCAGCAAGAGCGTTCTCTATTGCAGTATGTATGGCAGTACCCATAATAGCTGCGAGCTTTAGCTCATTGTCATTGGTCTCAGGTTGATTGTTTAGCCTGTACCAAACCTTACGTCGACAGCCACCGAGTTCTGATGGACCTATCTGAACTTGCGTGGATCGCCCACGCTTATTCTCCTTCTCGTGAAGAGCTTTAATAAGTAGTTCTTTTACTACTTCGATTTGTGTTGGTTTTGTTTTCATATTATTGTTAATTTACGTTTAGTTATTAATAATTCAAAACTTTCTATTACTTCTTCTATTGTATCAACCATTTCCCACATCATGCGAGGATTGGCTTTTTTAGTTTCTGTATTAGGTGTCTGAGGCGTGGTGGCGAAGTTGTCAAATATATAATTATACTTTGATAATCCAAAGTGCCTGCTATCTATTATGCCGCCAACCTCAACTGAGGTGGCCGACATCTTTCCGTTAGTGCGTTCCATTGATTTTACTTAATATGTCTGATTTAAATTTCTTTGCTTTGAATAATTTACTTTTAATTAGTTCGATGTGCGCTTCATCGCGTGGTACTTCTACTGTATGCAAGTGGTGTGTGTTATCGTAAAATCTGTCATCAAACGAAATAAATATGCCTTTGTCTGCCTCACATAGCCACATGTTCATCTGCATTTGCGAGTAGTATTGAGGAACAGCTGCCTTTAATTCTTCTGCGTTGCTTATCATCATGTACTCAAGGTGTGTTTTACTTAAAGGGCATTTAATTTCGCAAATAGTTGAGCCGATAATAATGTCAGGCGTGCCTCCACAGTTGTAATATTCATCCGAGAAAAACACAAAGCCACCAACTGAAGTATAAATAAAGTCATCATCATTTACAGACTTGCCAATTTTCTCAGCATAAGCCAATACTGCTTGAGGTTCTACTTCATTACCACGCTCCATATTGGAGTTATAGTGCTGTGGTTCTTCAGGTGCTAATAAGATAGCTACTCGCTCACGCACATAAGTTTTTGCTCCTTCACTTAGGTTGCCAGCTTCTTTGTCGGATTTCAGTTTTGGCTCTGCTAATAACCTATGCACTTCGCTTGCAGTAAATAATCCTTTGCGGAATTTACTCCAATCTTCTTTGGTTTCAAATACGTTATATTTACTCATTGTTACCTCCTTGTATTTTGTCTATAAAATATGTTTTGTAATACCATTTTAATCTTTCACCTTGTTCTTGTTTCAAAAATCCCAATTGAATTTCAGTATCAATAAACTTATTGTATCTGCTTTCTATCTCCTCATCACTTGGTAGTACGATGGGTGTTAATAAATCAAAAACCTCATCCATTGAATAATCATATTCATCTCTTTCCATATATGCTCTGCCCTCTTGATGTGTATCTCTTGCAAGTTCAATTGCCTTGCGTACTTCTGATTCTGTGTATAGTTTCATAGTTTGTTTATTATTGCTCATTGTTACCCCCGAATGTTTCGTTGTTTCTTTTGTTGTACTTTTTTAAATTTTCCTTTGCCCACAAGGGTTGTAAATTTGTATAGTGATTCAAAGACATCACATCTTTTTCTGTAGTTGCTGAAGAAATTGGGACAATGTGGTCTATGTGCCATTCCCCATGATTTTTCCATGTCATTCCTTTTTCAAACTTACTTTCTATATGTTCAATGACTTTATTGTAATCACATCCTAAAATTTCATGTGCCTTTGACTTTTTATTAAATCCTTGCTTTGTTATTGATATTCTTATTAATGTTCTTAGCCTATTAATGAATTTAAATAACACATCATTTTTTAATCTTTCTTGTTGGTATTTTTTGCCATACCCTGTTTTTGCATTCCACTCTTTATTTTTGCTATTAAAGTAATCCCTATTATTTAATCTATATTCTTTAACTTTAATTAATATTTTTAATCTATTCTTTTGATAATATTTTTTATCAGATAACTTTTTCTTTTGTTCTTTTGTCATTTTTCTAGCGAAGCCCATCTTCTTGTCCATCTATGCGAAGAGTGCCCATGCGCCACTTTGTATCAATATCTGAACTTATAATTTTAACTGCAACCTGACGTCCTCGCGCTCGCATGTCTACTTTAGTTGTTGTAGAATATACTAATGTGCTTGATGCAACAGTTTGAACAGATCCCGGATATTGTCTAACTAGGAATTGTATATTAACTGCTCCTTGTTGATCCTTCATATCTGGGATGTATCGTTTGATAAATAAATTATTATTTCCATCTACAATATCCACGTCTCCCGATTCTATGAAAGCTGTAATTGGATCTGTATCGTCATTCACTCCTTTTTCTTGGTCATATAATGTTGATACACCAGCTGTTAAACCAATAACTGTTGGTTGTGCAAGTGTTGTAGAATTTGGCATATATTTTGTAGCTAATGGATTTGCGAACACATCTTTAGAAGCCCAAGTTGTTCTAGCTAAAGTTCCAATTGTCCATAATTTTTCAAGATAGTTATATGTTACTATTCTATTAATTGCAGTAGAAGTACCTGATGCATAAAACCAATTTACTTCTGAAAAATCTAAATTAACTCCAGCATAAATAATAGAGTGTTCATCTGTATTTATATCTTGAAATACATAATCTTGTACTGAACATGGAATTTCTTTTACAACCCCGTCAAACAGATAGAATGCTCCATCTGACATCCAATAGACAACGTTCTCCGCTTCTACAGCAGAATGCGCAGATAACGTTCCGCAGTTCGTACCAATTTGTTTAAATGAGAATGTAAATGGTGGTCCAACAAACTGCATAGAATGAGCTGATGTATTAGTTAATATTAATATATCTCCTCTTGTTGGAACTGCAGTTACAATTCTATTTCCTGATGATAATCTTTGAAATCCAGCGGTATTCGTTGCATTGGGTGTAAAGTCTGTAATAGATTCTTGTGAACCAAAGAGCACGGCCATCGGATCATAAGTTGAACTTGTTCCTGGTGTTGTTTGTGTACCAAAGAATATTACATGTCTATCTCTTGGAGATACTGTCATATAATTAGATTGTGTTGGAGCATTAGATAATAATGTAGCTCTAGTATTTCTTGATGGTAAGAATGCAGAAGTGTCAAAAAAGAAAGTTCTACCACCAACTATTGTTGCAATAATATCTTCACCAAAGTTATCTATTTGCCAGATTCTTGGATTAGCAGTAATAACTCCTGCAGGTCTTGGTGTATTCCAAGTTGAAAATCCCCATGCACCGGCTCCCCATCCATTACCAATTGTTGTAATATCTGATCCTATATTTATTTGAAATGCTGCACCTGAAGCTGTGCCAGATGTTGTAACTACTCCTGGTGTTCCAATTGTAGCTACATCTATTGTAAAGTTATTAGAATCTATAATATTTTGAATCTCAAATTCTTGAGCCATATTAGTATTAGTAATGTTTATAACACTAACTCCAGATACTGTTGAGAATGTAACAAAGTCTCCAGCGATTGCACCATTAGATGTTGCAAGAACGTTTACAATGGTTGTAGCTGATGTGAATGTAAATACTGCTGGAATAGTTGTAGATAAAGGTGTGATGTCATAAAAGTTGTTATCGTAATAAGTATATAGTTTTCTATCTGTACCGATGATCGCTAATGAGTCTCCCGCTAAATCTGTATATGTGTGAATATCTCTTGCAGCACCAATTAAATTAGTACCAACGGCAGGTTCCCAACCACCTATCTTTTCAGGAACGCCGTACCTAAAACGCACGTTATCACAATCAACCCAACCACCTTCTGCTCCGTATTGAGTATTTTGTTTATCTATTCCTGGTCTAAATTGTAGTTTATTAATTGGCATAAAACCCCTAGTAAACGGGTTTTATATCACTTTTTAAACCAAGCGGGAAGTCCTAAATGAGGTCTACGATCGTATATATTTTCTTTAGATCCTTTAGTTTCAACATTATTGTAATGTAAGAATACTTGACCACAGTCATCAAAAGATAATTTATCTCTCCAATGCTCTAATTCATTTCCACGATACACTAACATATCACCAGGTTGTAACATTACTTTAACACCTTTAGATTTTGATGCTTTGTAATTACCTGTCTTTTCATCAACACCACCTAATGATGCATCTGGTTCTAAATATATTGGCCAACAACCACCACCTAAATGCATAGTTGTAGAAATTTCGCATGAAAATCTATCTTTGTGTTTATGTAAGACATCTCCTTTTTTATAAATCCTAGCATAAGAATAATTGGGGTTTAATTTAAGAGATGTCTCTTTTTCCATTACTGGAAGTAATTTGACAAGTAATGTTTCCATTACAATGTCAGAATAATGTGAATAGGTATCTGGAACTTGTTGATCATTCCATACACCAAAGTATTCAGTAAATTGTGAAATATATTTATTATCAAACATCGTGCGCGCGACCTGCTTCTTCATCATGAAATAATCATAACAGAATTTAGCAAGATCTTCTGATATCGCTTCTTTAATAACTACATACTTATCTTTTTTAAAACTCATTTTTTCTCCTTAACAGTTGGTTTGTTCAGTTGCTTGTTTTCTCACAGTGTCGGTAATCATCTTTTGTACTGCCTGTAAGTTAAAATGAATAAATCTGAAATCTTGAATTCCTGCATCTACGATATATTCATGTGTTAAATACGCTGGAATAAAGATCATTGTTCCTGGTTTAGGTTTATAATGAATCTTATCAGTTCCTAACGTAATTTCTTTTTCATTCTTTAAAGGTAATTGTGTCATCATCTTGCCTGCTCGTGGATCGTGAAATACTGGTATTGAAGTTTTTTCAGAACATCTTAAAAAATAAAAACCACTAATATGGTTGTTATGGTGCACGTGTGGCGTATGAGAGCCAGCTCCTTTTTCTGCAAATTGTTGAACCCAAAATTCTGTCCAAAATAATTCATAGTTAGTTAAATCATATCCCATATGATCTAAAACATTCCAAGTAGTTGCTCCAATGTAATCTTGTAATTCTTTTAAATCTGGATCTCCAACTAAAGATGTGCTGTGATGGCTCATTCCAAAATCACCAATTTTTTTACCTAATTCTTTTTCTCTATCTTTAATTACTTTTTTATTATTTTCTTTTGCAGCTTTAATATATTTATTACAAACTTTATCTACATGATCTACCCACTCTGGAATTTCAATTGAGTAAACAGGTGTTGAAAAATATACTGATGCTGCTAATTGATCTGTTTTTGCCATTAATTTAATTTCTCTCTATGTTTATTTAAATACTCTAAAAATGGTTTACTGTCAAAGTTTTCAAAATAACTTAAAGCTACATTACATTTTTGGCATAATAATTCTCTAGCTTTTCCTGTTTTGTGATTATGGTCTATATTTAATTTTTTAGTTATTTTACTTTCATGAATTCCACATATCCCACATTTACTTTCTTGTTTACGATACATTTCATTATATTGATCTAATGTTAATTTATATCTTTTCTTTAAAGAACATTTTAAACGATGTAATTTTATTTTTTCAGGATTATTTAAAACAAATAATCTTAATCTTTCTTTAATTTTTTCTCTGTTTTTATTCCTGTATCTTTCACTTCTTAATTTTACTTTATCCTTTGTTCTTAAAAGATATTCTTTTCTTTTTTCTATTGTATTAAATGGCATATTATTTAAATGGATAGCCCAACGACCACACTACGAGACTATATCTTGTTCCTTTTGTAACTGGCGTAACCTGGTGCCAAACGTGAGATGGGAACACACATATTGAACCACGAGGTAATATTTCTATGCAATTTCTTGTAGTAGTTGGATCATCTTCATTTCTAAATTGAAATTGTAATTGTCCACCTTCATATTCACTTGGATCTGATAAGCTACAAGTCATTGATAATTTTCTAATTTTACCATGAGTATCTGGATTAGCAGGATTATCATATGGCGAATTCCAGCTATCGCAATGAAAACCATAGTGCTGTTTTATTCCATATTTTGTAAACTGACATGCTTCACTGAACGACCACTCGAAGTTCCAACCAGCTAATCTATTTGCTTGATGAACATATGGGTGCAGTTCTTTATAAATCCAACGATCTGACAACCATACAATATTTGAATCTCTTTTCTTTTTTAAATCTAGAATATCTTTTTCTTCTAATGGTTTTCCTTTATTAACTTTTTCAGTTTGTCCTCCAGTTAAAGCAAGTTGCTCTTGTTGAGATTTACCATACTTAATAATCTCATCACAAAATCTAGGAGTTAATGCCTCTCTAAAAAAGTAGTAGTAGTTATTCAGGTTCATTTCTAAATACTATATATTAATTTCTATAGGATTTGTAAAGTGTTATTAAGAAATACTTATATCTCCAGAAACAGTAAATGAAGCTATTTTTCCATCTGGAACGTTTGTTACTGTATTTGTTCCAGGATTTACTGATACTGTTGGATAAGCAGAAGGTACTTTAATTAAAACTCTTCCTGATCCTCCTGATACACCCGAAGCATCTCCTGGAGGTCCAGCTGAATAAGATCCACCAGCTCCACCACCAGTATTAACTGTACCTGATGTTGCAGCTAAATATGCTCCTTGAGGTGCACCTGGTGCTGCTGCTCCTCCACCTCCTGGTCCACCTGCTCCTGCTCCTCCACCTGCATTACAAGCTGATCCACCTCCACCTCCTCCATAAACTCCTGAAGTTGGTCCATAAAAAGGTTGTGGTGCTGCTCCGAATATTGGAGTTACAGATTTACCAGAACCACCTGCTCCACCTTGTCCATTAGGTATAGACCCACTACCTGCAGTTCCAGTTCCACCAGCTCCGCCTCCACCACCTGCAGCTCTTCCTGGAGCTG